TTCTAACTTGGATTTTGACCAAGTTAAGTCAACTTTACAAGAATATCTTAAATCCAACTCGAATTTTACTGATTACGACTTCGAGGGATCTAATCTTGCGACGATTTTAGATGTTTTGGCATATAATACTTACATTACATCTTATAATGCGAACATGATCACCAATGAGGTGTTCATTGATACTGCAACTTTAAGAAAAAACATCGTTTCATTGGCAAGAAACATAGGTTATGTACCCCGTCCAAGGCAAGCAGCAAGAGCAACAGTATCTTTTACTGTAGATACAAGTGGAGTTCAACCATCACCTGCCACTTTAACCTTAAAAAAAGGTCCAGTAGCAGCTTCAGCAGCAACTTTTGCTGGACAATCTTTTGTTTTCTCAATTTTGAACGATATAACAGTCCCTATAAGAAATGGAGTAGCAACATTTAATGATGTTGAGGTTTATGAAGGAACTTTATTAACTCAAACTTACACATATTCAGCAAGAATACCAAATCAGAAATTTATTTTACCAAATATTGGTGTTGATACTGATTTAATTACAGTTTTAGTAAATCCAACCGAAGCATCAGCAACAGAAACAAAATATAATTCACAAGATAGTCTTTTTGACGTAAAATCCGAATCAAAAGTTTATTTTTTACAAGAAATTGAAGATGAAAGATATGAAATATTTTTTGGAGACGGAATTTTTGGAAAAGCACTTGAAGATGGTAATTTTATTACAATTAATTACATTACTTCTCATGGAGATGCTGCAAACGGAGTAAGTTCCTTCAATTTTGCAGGAAAACTTGAACATACACGTAGTGGTTCTACTTATAATGTAACAACTGGCATTTCTTTGTTAACAACTGGCATTATTGCTAATGGTGGGGAGACAATTGAGTCTGTAGAGTCTATTAGAAAGTTTGCTCCTCGAATTTATGCGTCTCAAAATAGAGCAATTACTGCAAATGACTATGAAGCTTTAGTTCCTGGTAAAATTTACCCAGAAACGGACTCAATTTCTGTTTTTGGAGGTGAAGATCTTATTCCACCCCAATATGGAAAAGTTTTTCTTAGCATAAAACCAAAAAATGGAGATTTTCTTCCAAATTTGGTGAAAGAGCAAATAAAAATGAAGTTAAAAAAGTATGCTGTAGCAGGAATAGTCCCAGAAATCCTTGATTTAAAATATCTTTATCTAGAAGTTGATTCAAAAATATATTATAATACAGGTCTTGCAGAATCTGCAGCATCTGTATCAGATCTTGTTGTAAATAATTCTAAAAAATATGCTGATTCGTCAGATATGAATAAGTATGGTGCAAGATTTAAATATAGTAAATTTTTAAATATTATTGATCAAAGTAGCGAATCAATAACATCTAATATTACTACAATTAATATGAGAAGAGATATAAGAGCAGTTTTAAATTCTTTTGCTGAATATTCAATTGGTTTTGGTAATGAAATTCATATTAAGAAAATGAGTGGATATAATATCAAATCCACTGCTTTTAGAATGGCAGGAATAATGGCTGATGTTTATATAGCAGATCTACCAAATACTAATAGAGTGAATGGAACATTATTTTTATTTTCTGTACCTTCATTAGATTCACAATCTCCTGTTATACGTAAAAGAAATGTTGGAACGATTGATTACAAGAGTGGAGTGGTTACTCTTCATCCTATTAACATTCAATCAGGAATGATTAAAGATGGGCAAACAGTTATTGAAATTTCTGCGTGTCCTGCCTCTAATGATGTTATTGGATTACAGGATCTTTATTTGCAACTAGATATTAGTAACAGTATATTTGATCCTATTGTTGATGAAATTGCTTCTGGACTAGATCCTTCTGGTTCTAACTTTATTACTTCATCAAGTTATGCTAATGGCAATTTAGTCCGTCCTGGAGGTCGTAATAGTGGAGGTAATTCAACAACAGCTACTAGAGCACCTTTAACAACTACAACTACAACTTCATCAACTTACTAAGATAGAAAAATTATAAAATGTCTACAAAAAAAATTCAGTTTAACAACATAGTTCAAAATCAACTACCTCAGTATGTTATAGAGGAGTATCCATTAGTTGTTGATTTTTTAAAATCATATTATCAAGGACAAGAGTATCAAGGTGGACCAATAGATTTGGTTCAGAATATTGATAGTTATACGAAGGTTGACAATCAAGTTGGTCTTATTGAAAATGTTGGATTGGGTGCTTCAGTAGATATTAATAGTGAAATAATTCAAGTTGATATGAAAAACAATCCAACAGGAACTCTTGGGTTTCCTGATTCTTATGGATTGATAAAAATTAATGATGAAATTATTACATACACTGGTATAACTACTTTTGCATTTACTGGTTGTATTAGAGGATTTGCTGGTATTACTTCATATAAAAGTCCAACCAATCCTGAACAATTAGTTTTTGAAACTACTGATGCAGATGAGCATAGTAAAGGTGATACTATACAAAATCTAAGTTCTCTTTTCCTCAAAGAGTTTTTACTTAAAACTAAACATCAACTTATTCCAGGATTAGAAGGAAAGAAGTTATCTTCTAAATTAGATCAAAATATTTTTATAAAACAATCAAAAGATTTCTATTTAAGTAAAGGAACTGATAGAGGTTTTGAAATTTTATTTAAATCTTTATACAATGAAAATGTAAAAATTATAAGACCTTCTGAGTTTCTTTTTACACCATCTAACGCAAATTATAAAATTACAAAAGATTTTGTTGTAGAACCAATTGTCGGAAATCCAAAGAATCTTGAATTATCTACATTATATCAAGATGCGTATTTGGATTATAGTATTGAAAAAGCATATGCTCCTATAACACATGTTGAAGAAATTAATGTTAGTGCTGGCACAACATTTTACAAATTAAGTATAGATGCAGGATATAATAAAGATGCTAGGGTAGAAGGTGCTACATATGGAACGTTTATCACTCCCCCTAGAACCAGAGTCATTGGAGAAGTGGGGGCAGGTATTACTGTTGTTGATGTAGATTCAACTGTTGGATTTGGAACCACTGGAGAATTGCATTTTACATATATTGATAATACTGTAGGTGTTAGTTCATATACATCTAAAAATTTAACTCAATTTTTTGGACTTAGTGGAATTGGTAAAACAATACTGAGTGGTTCGACTATTGGTATCAACACTTTTTCATATGGAAAATCTGTATTAGATCAAGATGAAACTATTGAAGTAAGAATTACATCAGTTATTGATGGTATTGAATATACAGATGAAAATTGTCTTTTTGATACAGGGGATGTTATAAAGATAAAAACTTTGGGAATTGGAGATACTGGATTTAAGTTTAAAGAATGGTTTTATAATATTGCTGCTGTATATCAAGTTGATAGTATTTCTCTTAAGGATGCTTCTGATTTTACTTATGAAATTGTATTAAAAACTGATCATGATTTTAAAGTAGGTGATAAATCGGTTGCTATTTTAGTTGGTAGTGATGGTCGCAATTTACCAGTATCTGATATAACACAATTAACATCCTCTAAGTCCTTTATAGTTAAAGGGCAAGGTGAAATTAATACAAATTTAAATTTTAAAATAGAGAGGCAAATATTAAAGACCAATTCTATAAATTTCCCAGAAGCTTCTGTAAATAGCACAAATATACAAAATGTATATAAAGAAAAAGAATCGGAAAAAATACTTATAGCATCTTCTTCTATTCCAACATATGGATCTCAATCATTAGGTGTTAATGATGGAAAAATTGTTTTTAGTGGAAGTTTTAGTGGAGATGAATATGAAATTGTAACTAACTCAACCACAACCCCCTCTGGAGTCCCTATTTTTGATCACGGTCTTTATACGGGAGATGCAGTTTATTATACACCACAAATAGTTAATGATGCTTATGTAGACCCTACTAGTGGCACTTCTATAGACAATTTTGTTGTTAAATCATCTTTAATGGATGAGGGTCTTTATTTTGTTAAAAGAGTTAATAATACAACATTAAAATTTTCTAAGAGTGGATCTGATCTTTATACTGGAAAGTTTATCAATATTGATGAGGATGGTTCAAGAAGTGGTATTGTAACTGACAATGTATTATCTCCATTTGATTTTAACAATAAAACTTTAAAATCCCAAAAAATATTAAGGGAAATCTGTCCACCAGAAAATAGTGGAACTGTATTTGAAACTACTCCTGGAAAGACTGGTATATTGGTAAATGGTGTAGAAATTTTAAATTACAAATCATTTGATCAAGTACATTATGGAAAACTTGAGAGTGTAGATGTCCTTTCAGGAGGAAGGGATTATGATGTAATTAATCCACCTTTTTTACATATTAAAGATTCTGTTGGAACGGGAGCTACTGGATATACAGCAGTATCTGGATCTTTAAGAGAAATGAGAATTCTTGATCCTGGATTTGATTATAAAACTCCACCATCAATAAAAATTACAGGTGGTAATGGATCAGGTGCTCGTGTTTCTGTAAATATGAAATCTATTGATCATTCTGTTTCTTTTGAATCAGATTCTCCTAGAATAGGTTTGGGTACAACAGGTAGTTTAGCATCTACAATTGGATTTACTACTTTTCATAAGTTTGAGAATGCGGAAGAAGTTTTATATGTTACTGACAATCAGCAGGTCATAGGTGGATTAACTACTAGTTCAACCTACTTTGCTGCAGTGGTTGGAACTGGTGGAACCACCATAAGGCTTCATAAAAATGAAGCAGGTGTTCTTGCAGGG